CGCCACATCTGAGGACTTTGGGCCTGGTTACTACCACTGGCAACTTGAAGTCACCGAAACGGCCAGCGGCAACCGTATTGTTGTCGATACAGGCACGTTCACGGCGCTTCCTGATCTTGATGTAAACAACACAGATCCGCGCACCCATGCGGAAATCATGTTGGATAAAATTCAATCGATCTTGCAGGGTCGTGCAGACAGTGATGTCAGCTCCTATTCCATCCAAGGGCGTTCATTGTCTAAAATGGCAATTAACGATCTTTTGCAGTGGCGTGATTATTACCGCCGCGAAGTGAAGAAGGAAAAGCGGGATTCGGACATTAAGAATGGCCGTGGCACTAGCACAACCGTGAAGGTTAGATTCCTATGAGCATTTGGCGTGAAATCTTAGGCCTGCCACAAAAACAAAAGCAGATTCAGCGCAGAAACTATCATGCGGCCAGCACGAGTCGCTTGTTTGCGGACTTCACTTCCAGCAATCGGAGTGCCGACAGCGAACTTCGCTATGATTTAGTTTTAATGCGTAACCGCTCGCGGGAACTGGCTCGCAATGATGTTTATGTGAAGCGGTATCTTGCCTTGCTGAAAACGAATGTAGTCGGTGATCAGGGGATGACACTTCAGGTCAAGGCTCGCAACTCTGACAATAGCATGGATGTCATCGGAAACGGCATCATCGAGCAGGCATGGAAGCAGTTCGGGATGAAGGGCAACTGCTCGGCTGATGGCCGAAAATCTTGGGTTGACCTTCAGCAATATGTCATTGAATCTGTTGCGCGTGATGGCGAAGCCTTCGTGCAAATCGTTCGTGGCGCACAGTTTCCACACGGAATTGCATTCCATCCATTAGAAGCTGACATGATTGACGAGCAGAAGAATGCTCGCGCAAAGAACGGCAATCGTATCCGCATGGGGATCGAGGTCGATAAATATGATCGCCCAGTTGCCTATTGGGTGCGTAAACAACACCCAGGCGATTACGATATGTCTAGCTATAAAAGCGCAGAGACAGATCGTATTCCTGCGGAAAACATCATTCACGTTTACGATCAAATCCGTGCTGGACAAACACGCGGAGAGCCTTGGATGGCTCCGGCTATTAGCCAGCTCAAGATGCTAAACGCACATCGTGAGGCAGAGTTAGTTGCAAGCCGCATGGCTGCATCAAAGATGGGCTTCTTCATAAGCGAAAGCGGTGACGAGGTTCCCGCAGATGATTATGACGGCAAGGTTCCTATTATTGATGCCGAGCCGGGTGCGTTCCATCAATTACCTGCTGGCGTTGACTTCAAACCATTTGACGCAAATCACCCATCTTCTGCCTTTGCTGAATTTGAGAAGGGCATTCTTCGCGGACTAGCCTCTGGTCTGGGCGTTTCTTATGCCTCTCTATCAAATGATTTGGAGGGAACATCTTATAGCTCTATCCGTCAGGGGGCATTAGAGGAGCGTGATGCTTACAGGCGTGTTCAGTCATTCCTGTTGCAACACTTCGTGATCCCAGCCTATTCGCAATGGCTGCGACACGCTATGGAATTTAATGTTGTGCCGATTCCCGCAACGCGGTTTGACAAGTTCTTTGACGCAAGTGTGTTTCGTCCACGCGGCTGGCAATGGGTTGACCCACAGAAAGAAATCAATGCGGCTGTCACGGCCATGCACAATGGCATCATGTCGATGCAGGATGTCTCTAATCAATATGGTCGGGACATCGAGGAAACCTTCTCCCAAATTCAACGGGATCAGGAACTGGCAGAAAGCCTGGGTCTGAGCCTCGCATTCCAACCGTTTGGCGGCAATGAAGCTGCCAAACCAATGCCTGCGGATCAGACAGATGGCGAGCTATAAGCCGACAGAGGGTATGGTCGAAGAGGCCCAGCGTGGTCTTGATTGGCGGCGCGAGTTTGGCCGTGGAGGCACAGAGGTTGGCATTGCCCGTGCGCGTGACATCGTGAACGGCAAGAACCTGTCAGAAGACACTGTGAAGCGGATGTTTAGCTTCTTCAGTCGCCATGAGGTTGATAAGCAGGCAGAAGGCTTCCGTCCCGGCGAAGAGGGTTATCCATCGAACGGCAGGATAGCTCACGCCTTATGGGGCGGTGACGCAGGCTTCTCGTGGAGCAAAGATAAGGTAGCGGGCATGGACAACGATAGAGCAGCGCCAGACGAACTGAAGGTTGGCGACTTTGTGTCGTGGAACTCTTCGGGCGGAAGGGCGCGTGGACGCATTGAGCATATTATGCGCGAGGGTGTTCTGGGTGTGCCCGATAGCGACTTTTCGATTGATGCGACTGAAGATGACCCAGCCGCCCTCATCCGTATTTATCGTGACGGGGAAGAGACAGAAACATTAGTCGGCCATCGCTTCTCTGCGCTGACTAAAATATCGGAGATTAGGGCGTATGACGAAGAGCGGCCATATCCTAACGAGCATGCTGCAAGAATTGCTGACCCTGATCGCTTTGATGATTTTCGGCGCGATAATGACGCTGGTGGCAGCGGTATTGATTATATTTATGGTATTTTGGCTGATGGTGGCAGTGAATTACAGTCTATTCGATTTGATAAAGACAAGTTTAGTGCGGCTGAAGCACGGGCTTGGTTGAGTGAAAACGATTTTAACGCTATAAAGTTCGAAGAAGCCACTGAGGAAAGAACCGTGGAAGAAGCACCTGAAGTCGCCATTGAAGGGCCTGTAGAGGCTACAGAGGCGCTAGAAGCCACACCAGTGGCGGAAGAGCAAGATCGCAAGGCTGCGCCAGAAGTTGTGCATCGCGCAATGGATATGGAAGCACAGATTGTTGATGAAGAAAAGCGGACTGCTCACATTGCAGTTTCGTCAGAATTGCCTGTCGAACGCTCTTTTGGCAAAGAAGTGTTAATGCACGAAGACGGTGCAATCGATATGGAGTTTATCGCGTCTGGTCGGGCACCATTGTTGCTCGATCACGACATGGAGCGCCAGATTGGCGTGATTGAATCTGTCAGCCTCTCGGATGACCGCAGACTACGAGCCAAGGTCCGGTTCGGACGTTCTGCGCTTGCCCAAGAGGTTTTTCAGGATGTTGTCGATGGTATCCGCTCGAATATTTCGGTCGGGTATCGCGTCAACGAAATGTCCAGAGATGACAAGCAGCGGGATGTTTACCGTGTGCGGTCCTGGAAACCCTTGGAAGTATCCGTTGTTTCGATTCCGGCTGACCCGTCAGTTGGCGTGGGACGTAGCGCGGCTGCTCCTGAACCCTCACCTACTGTTGAACCATCAATTCGCAAGGAGGACACTATGTCCGAAGAAGTGAATCTGGATGCGGTTCGGGCTGAAGCCGCTAAGGAAGCTGCCCGCAACGCCTCCGACATTATCGCACTCGGCGCTCGTCACAACAAGCGTGACATGGCTGAAAAAGCTATCGCTGAAGGCAAAGACATCTCTCAGTTCCGTGGTGAACTGCTTGATGTTCTGGGAACTGAAACCCCACTTGAGAACACCGACATTGGCCTGAGCCGCAAGGAGCGTAAAGAGTTCCGCCTGGTTCGCGCTATTGCCGCTCTCGCTAATCCGAATGACCGCCGCCTGCGTGAAGCTGCTGCCTTCGAATTCGAAGCATCAGAAGCTGCTGCACAGCGTTATGGCCGTTCGGCTCAGGGCGTAATGATCCCAACTGACGTTCTCGGCACCTGGAAGCGTGACCTGAACACCTCGGATGACAACGAGCTGGTCGCAACTGACCTTCTCGCTGGTGAATTCGTGGATGCTCTGCGTAACGCATCTTCAGTCATGGCTGCTGGCGCTCGTATGCTTACGGGTCTGAGCGGCAACGTGTCGATTCCGACAAAGGCAACCGCTTCGGCTGGTGGCTGGATCAGCACTGAAGGCGGTGCATCTTCGGAAAGCGAGCCAACCTTCGGTAACATCTCGATGACTCCGAAGACTGTTGGTGCGTTCACTGACATGACTCGCCAGATGATCATTCAGTCTTCGCTCGACATCGAGGCACTGGTTCGTGATGACCTGACTCAGGCTCTCGCAATCGCTATCGACAAGGGTGGTCTGGAAGGCTCAGGCTCAAGCGGTCAGCCAACTGGTATCCTGAATACCGCTGGCGTGAACACAGTAACGGCGTTCGCCGCTGCTGTTCCAACCTTTGCTGAAATGGTAAGCCTTGAAACTGCTGTTGCAGAAGACAATGCTCTGCTCGGCAACCTTGCTTACATCACAGACGCAGCTACGGCTGGCGGCCTGAAGACGAAAGCAAAGGACGCTGGTTCTGGCCTGTTCGTTCTTGAGAACGGCGAAGCTAACGGCTACCCGGTAATCGTTTCTCAGCAAGCAACTGCTGGCAACGTCTATTTCGGCAACTTCAGCGACCTCCTCATCGGCATGTTCGGCGGCCTCGATATCACTGTTGATCCGTATAGCTCTTCGAACACGGGCACAGTCCGCGTTGTCGCTCTCCAGAGCGTTGACGTTGGCGTTCGCCACGCTGTTTCGTTCGCTTACGGCAACGACGGCGCATAAGTCTGGTTGGGGGAGTCGGTTGAATGGCTCCCCCACCATTCTCAGGAGTAGACCATGCAATATAAGTGCATTCGTGGTGTAGTGACTACCAAGGGGCCGATAGCCATTGGCGACACTATTGAACTGCCAGATTATGAGGCAAAAGTCTTGCTGGCTCAGGGTAAACTCGTCCCACATCATGAGGAAGAGATTCGCACAACTGCCATTGAGG